GCATCTGACAGTCCCGGCTGACGACATGCAGACAGATGCGCTTAACTTGCATGTGAGGAAAAATCATGGCACGCACGACATTTCAAGGCCCAGTCCGTTCTTTGGCTGGCATGTACAACCAAGGCCCCGCCTCCGTTGTCGCAATCACCGCTTCTACCACTTTGAATCCTGTTGACCACGGCGGTCGTATTCTTTCTGTTGGTGGCACTTTGGCCGCAGACATCACACTGACTCTGCCCACAATCGACGCATCTACCAACCCAGTTACTTCTGGCCCCGGCCAAGACCCTAGCACCAGCAACAACCAAGGTGTTGTGTACACAATTTGGGTTCCCACTACCATCGCTACCAGCTCTTTAAAGATTGGTACAGACGGTACTGACAAATACATTGGCACTATTTTTGGCATAGACACTGACAGCTCAAATGCTTTGGTTGCTTACACAGCCGCAGCAGCAAACGACTTCATCAACTTCAACGGTGGCACCACTGGTGGTGTTGCTGGTACATGGGTGCAGATTTACGCAATTGCGGCTCTCAAGTACATGGTCAATGGCGTTGCTTTGGGTACAGGTACTGTTGCCACACCGTTTGCCAATTCCTGATTAGGAGCATCCCATGACGATGCAATTTGACGTCAAGTCAGCACACGCTGAAGCAACAGGTACGATGATTTCAACGCGTACCCGACTCAAAGGCTATCAACTTTTGTCTGGGGGCACTGCTGGAGACATTGTTTTTACCGACGGGGGTTCAGGAGGAACTGAACGCCTGCGGGTCAATATCTCTACAAATACAGCCGCTATCTCTACGTTGATTCCCGGCGAAGGTATTTTGTTCACAACAGATGTGTATGTGACCCTTCCCACCGCTGCAAAAATCACGGTGTTCTATGGCTAAGTCACCAGCATGGCAACGCAAGGAAGGGAAGTCCGAGAGCGGCGGCTTGAACGCCAAAGGACGCGCCTCCTACAACAGAGCGAATCCGGGGAAACCCGGATTGAAGCCACCTCAGCCAGAGGGCGGCAGTCGCCGCGACTCTTTCTGCGCCCGTATGAAAGGCATGAAAGCGAAGCTTACGAGCGCCAAGACCGCCAACGATCCGGATTCGAGGATTAACAAGAGCCTTCGTGCGTGGAACTGTGCTGATGGTGGCTACGTCACCAAGGCCGATGGTTGCGCCACCAAGGGAAAGACGAAAGGTAGGTTTGTATGAAAAAAATCGGCAAAAAACCTACTGATGACCAAATGCTTGAAGGTGGCGGTGCTGGTGCTGGCAAAGTAAGCACCAATACTCCTTGGCTTGGTAATGAGCGCGTAACAGGTGGTCGATCAGCAAAAGATTACAAAGAAAAAGAACGAACATCCGAATTTTCGGGTGAAATGAGTTTTGGTTCACCAAGTGGGCGAGATTACGGGTCTGGTGATAGATCACCTCGCACAAGTGATGACTACGCCAAAGGCGGCAAAGTTTCCAGCGCATCAGCCCGTGCTGACGGTTGTTGCACCAAAGGTAAGACCAAAGGACGGATGGTTTAAATGGCTGATATTGAATTGACAGATCGTGAACGTGCCATTGCCAAAGAAGCGGCAAAGCTGGCCCTTGAAGAACTTTCGTCTGAGTTTTACAAGAAGGTCGGTAAGACTGTTGTCGAAAAGCTTTTGATTTGGGCGGGCATGTTGTTTGTCGGTTTTGTGTTGGGCAAAGGCTGGGTAGTCAAGGTTTGACATGCCAAGCACCAGCAAAAAGCAACACAACTTTATGGCCGCAGTGGCGCACAACCCTGCGTTTGCAAAGCGTGTGGGAATCCCGCAAAGCGTTGGGCGTGAGTTCAACCAAGCGGACAAGGGTAAAAAATTTTCAGGAGGTGGTGAAATGAAAGAGTCCAAGGCTATGGCCAAGAAAGAAATTTCGTTCATGGAGCGCAAAGGTGCTCCCAAATCTATGGTTAAACATGAGAAAGAGGAGTACGGTATGAAAAAAGGCGGCATGAAGAAAATGGCTTCTGGCGGCATCACCAGCGCAAAAATGGGTTCTGTCAAAACCGCAGCTCCCAGCAAAGACGGTGTTGCTTCCAAAGGCAAGACCAAAGGCACCATGATTTCCATGAAGGGCAGCACCCCTCTGGGAATGAAAAAGGGCGGCAAGGCCTACTGCTGACATGATGACCTCACGCGGGATGGGTGACATCAACCCATCCAAAATGCCGGGTAAGAAAACCATTCGTCGCAAAGACAAGCCGCAGGATGTGGCAATGTACAAGGACGGAGGGAAGGTGAATGCTGCCGGTAATTACACCAAGCCCGAGCTGCGTAAACGGATCGTGGCGCAGGTTAAAGCCGCAGCGACCCAAGGCACAGGTGCTGGCCAGTGGTCAGCCCGTAAAGCTCAGTTGGTAGCCAAGAAGTACAAGGCTGCTGGCGGAGGTTATCGAGATTGAAAGCGCCGCAGCAATCCCTCAAAGATTGGACTGCCCAAAAGTGGAGAACCAAAAGTGGCAAACGCTCTTCTGACACAGGCGAAAGATATCTTCCAGAGGCTGCTATCAAAGCTCTCAGCCCTGCTGAGTACGCTGCGACAACGCGTGCAAAACGCGCTGGCAAAAAAGCCGGGAAGCAGTTCGTAAAACAGCCGCCAAAAGTGGCAAAGAAAACAGCGGGGTACAGGTGATGGCCGAGAAGTGGATTCAAAAAGCAATCAAAAAGCCCGGTGCCCTGCGTGCATCGTTGGGCGTTAAAGGTGACAAACCCATCCCAGCCAAGAAACTGGCCGCAGCCGCAAAAGCTCCCGGCAAACTGGGCCAACGCGCCAGACTGGCGCAGACTTTGAAGAAAATGAAGTGACATGGCAACAACTTCTGGACAAGCAGGCTTTAATTTAGACCTCACCGAATTGGTAGAGGAGGCGTTTGAGCGTGCGGGTTCAGAGATGCGTACCGGGTATGACCTGAAAACGGCACGTCGGTCGCTTAATTTGTTGTTTGCCGACTGGGCAAACCGTGGTATCAACATGTGGACGTTTGAACAAGGGACAATCACCCTTGAGCAAGGTTTGAACACATATACGATTCCTGTAAACACTGTGGACTTGCTGGATCATGTGATTCGTACACAGGCAAATGTGGCGGCAACGCAGTCGGATTTGACAATTACACGCATCAGTGTGTCTACCTACGCCACGATCCCCAACAAATTGACCCAAGCAAGACCGATTCAGGTTTGGTATCAACGTTTGGACGGTCAAATTGCTGCGACAACTTCTACTTTTGTAAGTGATGATGTCAATGCGCAGACAGTTACGCTGACCAACACAATCGGTTTTCCCACAACAGGGTATGTTGACATAGGCACAGAGACAATTTTTTACAACTGGATTGACGGCAACACTTTAAACGGTTGTTTTCGCGGACAGAATGGCACGTCACCGATCACCCCAACCGTAGGAACTGCGGTTTATTTGAACAACGTCCCCCGAGTAACCGTTTGGCCAACGCCTGATGGTTCTCAGACATACCAGTTTGTGTACTGGCGCATGCGGCGTGTTCAAGATGCGGGCGGTGGTGTCAACGTTATGGATGTACCGTTCCGTTTTATTCCTTGCATGGTGGCAGGACTGGCCTACTACATCGCGCTCAAAATTCCGGGCGGTATGGAACGGTTACCCATCTTGAAACAACAGTATGACGAAGCTTGGATGACGGCGGCTGACGAAGATCAAGAACGCGCCGCGCTGCGTCTCGTGCCTAGACAGATGTTCATTGGGAGCAGCACTTAATGGGCAATCGGTTTTCCTCTGGCAAGAATTCAATTGCCGAGTGCGACCGGTGTGGCTTCAGGTTCAAGCTCACGGCACTCAGAAAACTCGTTGTCAAGACCAAGACATACGACTTGAAAGTATGCCCGCAGTGTTGGGATCCAGACCAGCCGCAGCTCCAGTTGGGTATGTACCCAGTGGACGACCCGCAAGGGGTGCGTGATCCACGTCCTGATTTGAGTTACTTTCAATCAGGTTTGAACGGGTTGCAGATTGACGTTAATGGTGGTACTGGTGTTGATGGGTCTGGTACTCCCGAAGGCGGCAGCAGAGTTATTCAGTGGGGGTGGAACCCTATTGGTGGCGCAAGGGCCTACGATGACGGTTTAACACCAAATAACTTGGTTTTAGCCGTAGAACTTGGTACAGTTACGGTTACAACGACATAGGGGGTCGATGATGGACACAAAACAGGTAAAGAAAATTGCTGACAAAGAAGTTAAGGCGCATGAAAAGCGTATGCACCCCGGTGCAAAAAAGATGCGTGCTGGCGGCAAGACAAACAGCGACATGCTGAAATATGGCCGCAACATGGCCAAGATCATGAACCAACGCTCAACTGGTCGCGGAGGCTAAGATGGCTGAATACAAACAACCCAAGACCATCCCGACTGTGGATGTGTACAACCAGCCAAACAAAGAGTATCTGCGTGAGGCAAACGTGTCTGTGGGCAATGTGCGCAGCGGTGACTACAAAGGCACCAAGACTGACGGCATCAAAATCCGTGGCACTGGCGCAGCAACTAAAGGCGTGATGGCCAGAGGCCCGATGGCATGAATTACACCCAGTTGTCCGCTTCAATCCAATCGTATATTGAGAATACGTTTCCCCAAACGTATTTGTACGATGGCGGAACTGTGTCTTCTCAAACTCAAATAGACACGTTCATTAAACAAGCGGAACAACGAATTTACAACGTTGCGCAGCCACCGGCTTTGCGCAAAAATGTCAACGGCACATTTACAAGCGGCAACAAATATTTAAATTTGCCGCCTGATTTTTTATCGGTCTACTCAGTTGCTGTGTACACGGATACCGCGCTTGCACTAAACAGCCCACAAGAATTTTTGTTGGACAAGGATGTCAACTTTATTCGGCAGGCGTACCCAACACCTACTGACACGGGGTTGCCAAAATACTATGCACTGTTTGGTGTTACGCAGGGCGTCAATGTGACTACGCCGTATAAAGATTACACGTTGATCGTGGGGCCTACCCCTGACAGCGACTACCTTGTCGAGCTACATTACTTTCACTATCCGCCGTCAATTGTTGATGTGCAAACATCGTGGCTTGGGGATAATTTTGACAGTGTTCTTTTGTATGGCTCTTTATTAGAAGCCATCACTTTCATCAAAGGTGAACCAGATGTGGTTGCTTTGTACCAATCACGGTACAGTGAAGCAATGAGTTTATACAAACTTCTTTGTGATGGTAAAGAGCGTACTGATGCTTATCGTACCGGCCAGACACGGATATCAGCAAACACTTAACGGAGAAATTTAATGGCGATCACACAAACCTTACCAACAAGCTTCAAAGTGCAGCTTTTGAATGCGCAACAGAACTTTACTACCAATACTTTTAAAATGGCGTTGTATACGTCATCAGCAACGCTTGATGCGAATACTACAGTGTATACAACATCAAATGAAGTTTCCGGGGTAGGCTATACCGCAGGCGGCAACACATTGACGGTGACCGTTTCTCCTACCTCTTCGGGGACGGTGGCGTACATATCTTTTGCAGATACCTCTTGGTTTACGTCTACGTTCACTGCACGGGGCGCGTTGATTTACAACACATCACAATCAAACGCAGCTGTTGCGATTTTTGACTTTGGTTCAGACAAATCGGTTGTAGGCGGTACTTTTACTGTTACTTTTCCAGCAGCAAACAGTACGTCTGCTGTTATCCGAATTGCATAAAGGGAGGACAACATGCCATTAGTTCTTAATGATCGTGTCCTTGAGACGTCCTCATCCACTGGAACTGGGCCGCTCACATTATTGGGCGCGCCTTCTAGTTTCCAAACGTTTCTTACCGGTATTGGTGCAAGCAACACCACGTACTACGCAATTCAAAATACTGCGGCGAACGAATACGAAGTTGGGCTTGGTACTCTTGACGGTACTGGCACGGTTCTTACACGTACAACGGTGTACAGATCATCCAACTCAAATAACGCTGTAAATTTCAGTGCGGGCACAAAAAACGTCTTCTGTACATACCCATCAGCACGGTCTGTAAATTACGACGCTGCTGGCGCGTTGGCAGTTACTGGTGCGTTGACAGTTACTGGCGCTGCCACGTTTAGTAGCACCGCTGCATTTAGCGGTACTGCTACTTTTAGCGACCCAGCAATTTTCAACGATACGGCAACATTCAATTCAACGACTACAGCCACCGATACGTTTGTTGTCACATCAACTGTAAACAGTCCACTCACGGTAAACAACAACATTACTGGAACGGCGCTTGCAAATTCTGTCGCATCGTTTTTTGGTAATGTAAACAGTTATTCACAGATAAATTATCAGAACAAAAATGCGGGCAACAACGCATCAACTGATTTGGTTTTGACTGCGGATAACGGAAATGACACCACATATTACGTTGATTTTGGTATCAACAGTTCGACGTACAACCTTGGCACTTTTACAATTACCGGAGCAAATGATGGGTACTTGTACTCACAAAGCACCAATCTGGCGATTGGTGTGGCAACTGCTGGTTATTCTGTTAAGTTTTTCCAAGGTGGTACGTTGGCGGCAAATGAAGTCGCACGGTTTGCTCCAACTACGAATAATTTGCTCGTTGGCACAACGTCTGACGGAGCGGGCACTTCAAAAATTCGAGCTGCGGGAATTATTGAATCTACTACTGGTGGGTTTAAATTCCCAAATGGATCAGTTCAGACTGCTGCCAGCCAGCCACCAGCACCAGCTCAAATTAACTTAGGTAGTACCCCCGTTCAGTCTTACTTTGGCAGTATCACTGATGCAACCGTAACAACCGCAAATAGTATCTCTATCACACCCAGTGCAAAAACAACAAACGTCATTTCTGCGCTTGGAACAATCACTGGCGGTTCTGGCTATGTTAACGGCACATATACCGACGTACCTTTAACAGGTGGGTCTGGTACAGGTGCAGTAGCTACTTCTGTTGTTGTAAGTGTTGGCGTAGTTACTTCAGTGACTATTGCTACAAACGGTACAGGTATAAATTATGCGTACGGTGACACACTTTCGGCGTCTAATGCAAATTTAGGCGGTACAGGTTCCGGCTTTTCAATCCCAGTTGCACTTTTGTCAGCAGGGGGCGATGAGCTAGAAATGGACGGTATCAAAGTATCTGCGGTCTGCACGACCAACGGTACGATTACCGTTTTCATTGATGCAAGCCCCGGTTACATAGCTGGGGGCCGTAATTTTCTCTACACTCTCAGCTAAATTCAAGGAGTTTTCAAATGGCTATCATTCAATCTGGTGCAAATAGCACTGTTCTTCAAACTGTAGATCCAACTATGACTGCGGCGCGTATGACTATACGCCCGTCTGAACTTCTTGGTGCGTATGAACTTGGACTTGTTTCCGGCAACTTATCTGGTGTTGTTGCAGCCGCCACAGTGTTTTCTTTCCGTTGGGCACCGGCAACTTCAACTAATCTGTGCTTGATTCGCCGTGTTGAGATTGGTTTCTCAACAATAACTGCGTTTACTACAGCACAGTCTTTGCAGTATTCGTTACAAGTTGCGCGTCAGTGGACAGCTAACGATACCGGCGGCCTTTCTGCTGCGTTTACTCAAACAAACACAGCTAAGTTCCGTACTACCATGCCTACTTCAGCGTTTGCTGGTGGCGGTCAGATCATGATTGCAAACACCGGCGCTAATACTGCTGGTACTCGCACGCTTGATACACAAGCTATGGCGTTTGTAAACGGTTCGTCCACTGCGATTGGTACAACAATGTTAAATACGCCAATTCTTCAGCAGCAAACCGGCGATTATCCGTTGATCCTTGCCACCAATGAAGGCTTCATCATCAACAATGTGCAGACTATGGGTGGCGCAGGTGTAATTAACTTATTCGTCAACGTCGAATGGTTTGAATTGGCAGCGACCACTGGTAACGCAATCGCTTACTAAACCAAGGGGGGCTTCGGCCCCCTTTTGAAAGGCTCATATGTTTGGATTGGCTCCGTTTGCAAGCGCCCCGTTTTCCAGCGTTTTAAACTACTCAGCTAGTTCAGATTTGGTTGGGTTGCAAGCAAACGCACTTTTGAACTCTGTTATTGGTGAATACCAAGTTTCTACGCCTGTAACAGGTCAAGCAGCATTGGCTGTTTTGATGTCTGGGTCTGCTGTTATGAAGCCGGTTTACTGGACGTTGGTAGATACAACTCAAGATCAACTGTAAGGACACAACATGAAACAAGTCAACGAAGCAAGAACTCTTGAAGATGGCGCTGTTGATGTCAAACACGAAATAGAGACGGTTTGCAGTTCCTGTAAAGACCCAATGAGTTCTGAAGAACAAGAAACTGGAGTTTGCACAGCTTGTGGGACTGATTGGAGGCCCGTTCAGAATGTAAATGTGTTTGTGACTTCAATACCTGTTTTTGCCACAGCTTTTATTTAAGGTAGAAAATGAGCAGCTCATATTCAAATAGTCTTCGCATAGAACTGATTGGCCCGGGTGACCAAGCAGGTGCGTGGGGTAACACGACCAACAGTAATCTGTCCTACATACTGGATACGGCAATTGCTGGGTATCAAACGGTCAACACAGTTTCTACCAATACGGCGTTGACTTATTTAGATGGCGCGTCTGAATTTACAACAGAAAATCAATCTATCTACGCCACTTTGCGTTTTACAACAAGCACGGGGGCAGCGTTCAATGTCTACGCACCGCCCGTACCAAAACAGTACATCATATTTAACAATAGTGGTCATTCAATGACCATCTACAACTCCACAAACTTCGGCGACTTTAATGCCGCTGGGGCTGGGGTCACCGTATTGGATGGCAAAAAAGTAGTGGTGTTCAGTGATGGAGATAATTTCTACACAATTGATGCTGCTAATTTGACTGGAACACTGGAAATTGCAAACGGTGGTACTGGTCAAACAACACAGCAGGCCGCATTAAATGCTCTAGCGGGAACGCAAATAAACAACCGCGTATTACGTTCAGACGGCACAAATACAACTTTGTCTCAAGTAGTATTGACCACGGATGTTGCTGGAGTTTTGCCCGTTGGAAACGGTGGTACAGGTGTCAGCACATCTACTGGAACAGGCAGTACCGTTCTTTCAAACTCTCCCTCTCTTGCTACTCCACGAGTGCTCGGGTCGAGTTCAGGATACACGACCATTGCTAGCGCAAACACAGGGGCTACCAACTTTACCGCAACACTGCCTACTGAAAACTTTACAGTTGGGTTCAGAAACGTTCCACCAGTAGGCACAAAAACAAGTTCTTACACGTTGGCAATTAACGATGTCGGTAAGTATGTTCAGGTAAGCACTGGCGGCAGCATAGTAATTCCGAACGGCGTGTTTTCTGAAGGCGATGCTATTACATTGTTTAACAACACATCGGGCACCATCACAATTACTTGTTCAGCCCTCACCACATATCTTGCCGGGCTTAACACACCTAAAACATCGCTGACACTTAGCATACGCGGTGTAGCCACAATTTTATTTATCAGTGGCAATGTTTGTGTTGTGTCGGGGCTTGTTGCATGAGCGGGATACAGCAGATGCTGTTAGCAGGTGGTAAAGCGCCTGCTGGGTCTGAGACTTTTACTTCAGGCTCTGGTAATTTCACCGTGCCCGTTGGTATTTTTTCTATAACGTATAGCATTGTTGGTGGCGGCGGTGGCGGTTCGGCTGGCTACCAGATTGGTGGCGTAAATAATGGCTACACTTTTGGTGACATCGTAGGTGGCGCTGGCGGTAGTGGCGGTCGAAGATTAAATCAAACACTTTCGGTTTCTCCCGGTGATCTTATTGCTTATGCCGTAGGCGCGGCTGGCCCACCCAATGGCGGTGGTGGTTATGCAAATGCCATAGGTAGTCCCGGGGGCACTACAACATTTGCTGGCGTTACTGCAACCGGCGGCGCTGGAGGCACTGGCTATAACGAATCTGGTGGTGGCGGTAATCCTGCAAACCGTAGTGGTGGTGGCGGCGTCGGTGGTAGCCCCGGCGGATTAAATGGCACGCAACCAAATGCTTACGGAAATAACACTTCTATTGGACAGCCACAGGGCGGTGCGGGGGCTGTTGTCAACGGTGTTACTTATGGTACAGGTGGGTTCGGTGGCCCTGCTAATCCAAATAATAGTGGTGGCTCCGGCGTAGGCGGTGTTGTATACGTTTCATGGGAGTGAGGTTGTAAATTGATCCGATCAGCCTCCTCTTTGCAGCCAATGCTTGCGTCGCAGCCATCAAGGAAGGTTGTGAGTTATACAAGCAGGCGAAGACTTCTTTCATGGAGGTCAAAGCCACGGTTGACGAAGCTGTTGACATCGGAAAAGAAATCTATGGATTTTGGGGAAAGATTTCTGCTTTCTTTGGCGCGAAGCCTAAAGCTCGACCAGCGTCGAAGCCTGTGGCGAAAAAGAAAGAAAAGTTCGTTGCCATCGACGAAACCCAAGTCATGGTCGATATTGTCAAGCATCTCACCGAGCTTTTCAGGCTCCAAGAGCAGTTAGCCGCACACAATCGGGAGGAAGAAGAAAAGTCCAGAAGCGTCTATGAGCCTGACCAAAACCAAATGGAAGCCGCCTTGAAGCGGGTGATGGCGATGGATCAGATGGCGGCGCTGGAGATTGAGGTCAGGGAGACGATGGTTTACCGCAGTCCACCAGAAATGGGGGCGCTGTATTCCAAGGTGTTTGAAATGCGGGACATCATCGCCGCTGAACAAGAAGCCGCAAGGTTGGCGCAAGAACAGCGGGAGCGAAGATTGAGATGGCAACGACACCAAAGGGAAAGAAGCCAAAACCTGCGAGCGGGAGCCGCCGTCCTAACCTTGATCCTTATCGCATACCTGTGGACGTGGCTCCTGTGGCTGAAACAACTGAGGAGCTTGTGATGGGGATGGTGGGCTGGGTGGTGGCGGTTTTGTTGGTAGCCCTCATGCTGCCGTTGTTGGCGTTCATGTATCTGGACATACTGGAGACAAGGAACGATGCCAAACAGCAGTTGGAAAAGGTGGAGAAGTTGAGACGGGAAGTTGAGAGGAAGAATCGGGATGATCCAAAAGAATTTGAGGACAACCCTGTTTTTGACCGGAGAAAGAAACATGAGTAAGCAACTGGAAAAAGACTCAAGCTACAACCAATTTGACACCGACCACGACGGCGTGGTGACCGACACAGAGTTGGCGCGGTCTGAGCGCATGATGCAGATCGAGAACATGGACAAGATGGCTGACCAGCAGAGGATCATGGCGTGGGCGGCGCTGGTTGCACCGCCTACCCTCATCGCGTACTTGGCGTCCGAGTTGGTGACACTGGAGAAAGTCAATGCGCTAAATGGTCTGGTGACCACCTACTGCGCGGCAATGGGTACGATTGTGGTGGCGTTCATGGCAGCAACGGCCTACGTGCGGGGAAAGACCGGCGAATGAGCCTGCTCAACCCCTACGTCCTGCTTGTCATCGTGCTTGCCCTACTTGGCAGTTTTGGAGCCGGGTATTACAGTGGCGAACAGGAGGAGTATGAGCGACAGCAGCTGGAGATTGCCCGTTTAAACGAACAGGCACGGGAGACAGAACAACGCATGGCAGAGGTTGCCCAGACCTACGCCCAAACCTTGAAGAAAGCCAACGATGTTGCACGGATTAAAGAAATTAAGCTTCGTACTGATCTTGCCTCTGGCGAGCGCAAGCTGTTCATTCCTGTCAAAGCGCCCGACTGCCCCATGTCAGTGTCCGAACCATCCGCCCCTGCCAGTGGAGATACAGAAACAAGAGCCGAGCTTGACGGACGAGTTGCTCAAGCTCTTGTCGATCTCACCGCCCGAGGCGACCAAGCCATCCGGCAACTCAACACCTGCATCGACCAGTACAACCAAGTGAGGAGCATGAAATGACCCAGTTGACTGCCAACTTCTCCCTGCACGAACTGACCAAATCTGAGACCGCCCTGCGCATGGGCTTGGACAACACCCCCGGGCCAGTTGAGACCGAGTACCTCAAAATCTTGGCTGAACGTGTTCTCCAGCCCATCCGCGATCACTTCCAAAAAGGTGTCAAGGTGAACTCTGCCTATCGCTCTCCTGACTCAAATGCAGCGGTCGGAGGGTCTCGTACCTCAGACCATTGCAAGGGCCAAGCAGCCGATATAGAGATTCCCGGCGTACCCAACGCAGAACTTGCGCAGTGGATCATGGATAATCTGGACTACACCCAGTTGATTCTGGAGTTCTACACCCCCGGCATTCCTGACAGTGGTTGGGTGCATGTGAGTTACAACCCAGACAACTTAAAGAAGCAGGAGTTGACCGCCATGAAAGTCGCTGGTAAAACACAATATGTTCCCGGACTTGTAGCCTAATCATGCCACTGCAAAAACTTCAATTCAGACCGGGGGTTAACCGCGAAAGTACAACACTATCCAACGAGGGTGGTTGGTTTGAGTGCGACAAAATTCGGTTTCGTTCTGGATACCCTGAAAAGATTGGTGGCTGGGTATTAGACACAGGCACAAACACTTCTGTTTTGCAACCTCCATCTGGCGCTTTTTGGGGTGTTTGTAGGTCGATGTGGAACTGGCTAAATCTTGCAAGCTACAACTTGTTGGGTATTGGTACAAACCTCAAATACTATATTCAAAACGGCGTTAACGGAAACATATATGACGTTACGCCTATCAGGTCAACAACTACCGCAGGGCAAATAACATTTGATGCTGATCCCGGATCGAATGTCATCACTGTGTCTGATACAGGGCATGGGGCGCAGGCGGGCGACTTTGTAACCTTTAGCGGGGCGGTGAGTCTTGGCGGAAATATTACAGCATCAATTTTGAATGCTGAGTTTCAGATTACTTCCTACATAAGCTCAAACAGATACACCATAACAACTTCTGTAGCAGCAAACGCAAGTGACATTGGTAACGGTGGCCCTTCTGTGATTGGGGCATATCAAATTACAACAGGTAATGAAACCCTTTCAACTTTCTCAGGATGGGGTACAGGTACTTGGGGCGGTATTGTTACAGGTACAGCAACAACAGCCATAACGGGCGGCACTTTATCGGCTGCCAACACAACCGTAACTGTCAACGATACTTCTGCTTTTACGTCGTCCGGGTATTTATTGATTGGCTCAGAAACAATTTACTACCCATCCAAAACACCCACCACATTTACTGGATGCACTCGTGGTTTTAGTGGCGCTGGTTCAGGCGCTGCGGCTACCCATCCTAATGGGGCGGCTGTTGTTCAGTCAACCACTTTTACCGCATTTAACAATCCCGGAGCGGGCGGAATTGGTGTGCAGTTACGCTTGTGGAGTCAAGCAAACTACGGCGAAGATTTAGTTTTTAATCCGCGTGGCGGAGGGCTTTATTATTGGGCGAACTCGGCTTCGCCTAATGTTTTTGCAAGAGGTCAACGGCTCGGCCCCGGCGTAACAGTCAATACCAAGGCAGGCTCCTTGGTTGTAGATAACTACTGCCCATCTGTTGCCAACTATGTGATGGTGTCAGATTCTTCGCGATTTGTAATTGCGTTTGGTGCAAATGATCCAAATTTACCAGCACCACAAAACTTAGTGCAAAACCCTATGCTGATTGCGTGGTCGGATCAAGAAGATGTAGCAACATGGCAATCACTAGCAACAAATCAAGCTGGTAGTTATCAACTAAGCCACGGGTCGCAGATTATTAGTGCCATTCAGACACGACAAGAAATTCTTGTTTTTACTGACTCAGCTATTTATTCTATGCAGTATGTTGGGCCGCCTTATGTTTGGGGTTTCCAATTAATGGGCGACAACATTTCTCTTGCTAGTCCTAATGCAGTTGCAACAGTAAACAACGTGACTTATTGGATGGGCGCGGATAAATTCTATATGTACTCTGGACGGGTGGAAACTTTGCCATGTTCTTTACGTCAGTATGTATATGACGACATCAACCTGAGTCAAGCGTTTCAGTTTTTTGCTAGCACGAATGAGGGGTACAACGAGGTTTGGTGGTTTTACTGTTCTGCTAACTCAAACACAGTAGACAAGTATGTCATTTTTAATCACCTTGAACGTACTTGGTATTACGGAACAATGCCACGCACATATTGGTTGGATAGCCCATTGCGTCCAACACCAATGTCTGCTGGGTATAACGGAAAGTTAATTTATCAAGAAAATGGTAATGATGATGGAACAACTAACCCAGCTACCCCTATTGTTGCTTATGTTCAGTCTTCTGATTTTGACATTGGTGACGGGCATAACTTTGGGCTAGTCACTCGCATCATCCCTGATGTCACGTTTGACAGTTCAACCGTCAACGCGCCGTCTGTAAATTTTGAAGTTAGACCAAGGCAGTTCCCCGGTACAAACTACGGAACAGCAAATGCTCCTGCGGTAACAAGTGCTCAAAACTACTTGAATACACGGTATTACATTGTTCAACAGTTTACGGAGCAGGTGTTTGTTCGCGTGCGTGGTCGTCAGATGGCGTTCAAAATAATTTCTGACAGCCTTGGCGTATCTTGGCAGCTTGGCGCGCCTAGGATTGATGTTCGTCCAGATGGTAGACGTTAATGGCAACAGCACCAAAGACGTTACGACTTGTACCCCCGCAACAGCCGAGGCTTCTTGCCGCGCCGGTTGAATACAACGCCCAGTACCAAGAACAATATTCAAACGCCTTACGACTGTACTTCAACCAGTCGCAAAATTTTTTGGAGCTTTTTACGTCCCGTACTGGGGGGTCATTTATACAGTTTCCATTCGGTGTTTTTAATGCCACTACAGCGCAAATACCCGCTGCCATAAACACTGCGTATGGCGTGACTTTTAATAACACTGTTTTAAGTACCGAAGTAACTATTGGATCCCCCACTTCAAGAGTGATTACCAATATAGCGGGCGTTTATAACTTTGCTTTTTCTTTGCAGCTTGACCTGACGTCAGGAGCAGCGGCAAATGCGTATATATGGGCAAGGGTGGATGGGGTGAATGTGCCTAACTCGGCCAGAAAAGTAACTGTCCAAAGTTCCGCCACCGAGACCGTTGTTTCTGGTAATTTTGTGTTGGACATGTCTACAGACCAATATTTTGAATTGATGTACAGCGTTGACAACACGGCTGTGCAAATATCAACCTTTGCCGCAGCAGCACCCGTGCCTGCTGTTCCGGCAGCAACCCTGACCGTGACATTTGTTTCGGCATTACTAACATGACCCATACTGCCAGCACCCCCACTGATTACATCCAGTTTGACGAGGTTGACGACATTTGGATTCGGTCGTACACCATTGAGAAGGCGGGCTGCGGTTTATCCCAACACGTCCATGAACACCCCCACGCCACCCTTGTTTCTCGGGGTACTATTCAAGCTTGGCAGGACGGGGAAAATATCGGACAATTCACTGCCCCTGCGGTGCTCACGATTCCGGCTGGCAAAAAACACATGTTCAAAGCGCTGACAGATGATGTGGTGCTTTGTTGTCTACATAATTTGCGGGGGACTGGTCTCGAGTCACCCAAATTCAAGGAGTAATTTATGCCCGCACTGCTTATGACCGCCGCCGAGATTGCAGCAGCCGAAGCTGCCGCAGCGGAAATACTTGCCGCCCAACAAGCAGCCGCTGTTGCTGAAGCTGCACAAGCTGCACAAGCTGCACAAGCCGCACAAGCTGCACAAGCCGCACAAGCTGCACAAGCCGCACAAGCTACACAAGCCGCGCAAGCTACAGCTACCGCAACAAACGCAGCAACAAACCAATCAGTTCTTCAAGCCATAGGCGCACAAGGAGGCGCACCTGCATCTGCTGCACAAATGGGGGGCTACGGCGGTGTAAACGGTATCCAAGCGCTGGCGCAAGAAGTAGGAGCTAATATACCTTCAGGCGGCGTAAGTAATTTGGTAAACACTACAGCAGGGCCAACCAGTTGGGAACAGATTTTTAGCCAAGGCCAAAACATAGCCGACACTTCTACAAAAATAGCTGATGTGGCTGGCCCCGGACAGGGGCAATACGTTGATTTAAGTGGAGCGCCTGCTGGACAAGTTTCTCCCAACCCTATTCCTTCCGTAGAAATAACACCACACCAATCAGTTTCGCATAATCTTGATCCCGTACAACAAATCCAATCACAATCAGTTGACTTTGGCGAGGGCGTTGGAGAGACTCTTGGGCGAGGGTCTTATGCTTCACCATCCGCACCTCCTGCCGCACCTCCTAATACTACTTATAGTGCTTTGGCGGATAAATACGGTTTAGATACTAGTGTTGGAATGAATCCTAAAGGTGCAGAAACTCTTAAACTCCAACCGTCAGGAGACCCTTTCTACAACATCAATTCTGGGCACATCAACCAAACATTGGGTAGACCGGGTTACGACCTTAGGGCCGTAGCGGCTGAACCCAGTGCGTTTACCTCTAACTTGCCCGCACAACCAGCAACTGGAATTCAAGGGCTGATAGACAAAAGTTTGGCGTATGCAAAAGAACACCCCTTGCAAACCGCTTATGGTGCAATGACGGCTTACAACATACTCAATCAACCTAAGCCGTACGAAAAGCCAAAGTACAAATCTACATTTGACCCCAGCACTTACAGGCCATACGAACCCACACCACCTAACCCTCCGTACCGCGCTCGGTATGCAGGCGGTGGGCCAATTGAAAGGATGTCAGACGCAAATGCTGTTGGAGCCAACACAGGTTACCCAATGGCAGACATTAACAAAGGCGCATACGCAGCGCCATATCAAACACCTATGTCTCAAAATGTTGTGCAAGGCGCATCAGATACCGGAGTAAACCCGGTAACTGGAGAGATGCTTAATTTTGCTCGTGGCGGTATTTCTGATCTTGGCGGTTACTCAGACTATGCCCGTGGTGGGCGCATGCTCAAAGGGCCGGGAGACGGCATGTCTGACGACATACCTGCGACAATTGCCAACAAGCAGCCCGCACGTTTGGCCAACGAAGAGTTTGTGATTCCTGCCGATGTGGTCTCTCACCTTGGTAATGGCTCGTCTGAAGCTGGCGCTAAAGCGTTGTACAAGATGATGGACAGAGTTCGTCAAGCACGCACAGGCACCAAGAAACAAGGCAAACAGATCAACCCTGAGAAGTACCTAGCATGAAAGTTAGAAGAGAAGGCAAGTTGGAGTGGTTTGGGGGCAATGAACACGCCTTGCGGATGCTTAACGCTTTTGCTGATCTGGCGCATGTTTGGGATGACATGGTGGATAAAGATAACAACATATCCGCAGACGACATCAACAGGGCATTTTTGACTTGTCTTGTGTACCTACCAGCCAATCCGTTTTATCGTAGTATTCAAAACGAAATTTTGCCGATGTGGCTTACGGTAGTGTCGGCATACGAAACAGCCAACCATTTTGAAAAAAACAAAGACGCTCACGGAATTGAAATTGCTCATGGCTTGCGCTATGCGTCTGGCAACATCATTGCCTACGCTGTGCATGTTTGTGTTGGCCCTGAAAAAGCCAAAGAATATTTGCCCGAGATGTGGAAAACAATTTTTTATGAGCGGTTTGACGAATACCGCGAGGAGCATTTAAATGTTTAAAGTTTCATGGCTATTTAATTTTTTGCTTGGCCCACGATTTAACATGATGCCAAGTCCAAGCCCCGGGCCAAGCCAAACATATTCACAGACGTCAAACATTCCTGAGTATGCGCAGCCGTATGTCGAGCAGATGCTTGGCGCGGCACAGGGAGAAATTTTTACCAAAGATGCTTCTGGTAATACTATTATCAAGCCGTACAAGCCTTTCAGCACCGACCCCAACGACTATTTTGCAGGGTTTTCTCCTTTGCAACAGCAAGCGCAACAGCAAGCGGCAAATATGCGCGTTACCCCAGAAACAGGTATGGCTTCGGGGATGGCGGGTGCTGCCGGTATGGGGGCGTTAAACACGCAATACAACCCAATGGGTGCGTACTCAGAACAGTTTGGCCAACAGCAAGCCAACCAGTACATGTCGCCGTACATGCAAAACGTGGTAAATGTTCAGCAAGCCGCAGCACAACGCCAAGCAGATATTGCCCGCACAGGGCGCAACGCACAAGCTGTTAAATCTGGCGCTTTTGGCGGTTCTCGCCAAGCAATTACAGATGCCGAGGCTGCACGTGCATTGGCCGATCAACAAAACGCCATACAAGCGCAAGGCCTGCAAAGTGCATTTAGCCAAGCCCAACAACAGTTCAACGCTGACCAAGCTGCTCGGATGCAAGCACAAGCTGCCAATATTGGCCAGCAACAGTTTGGCGCTTCTCTTGGAATGCAAGGGCTTCAAACTGGGTTGCAAGCCGCCGGGCAGTTGGGACAACTTGGCCAGAATATCTACGGCCAGCAAATGGGCATCAACCAGTTGCAGAACCAGTACGGCGCACAGCAACAGGCGTTGGAGCAGGCCAAGATCAACCAGCAGATTCAAGACTACGCCACGGCACAGCAGTACCCCATGATGCAGTTAGCCAATATGAGTGCACTGACACGAGGGTTGCCTATGCAGTCAGCAACTACACAAATGTACCAAGCGCCCCCAAGCATGGCTTCACAACTGGCCGGTCTAGGCACGGCAGCATACGGACTGTCTCAAATGGGCGCTTTTGGCTCGAACCCCAGCTCAGGCGGCACAGGTTCGGTTGCGGGCAAAGCCAAAGGCGGCTCAGTCAAAGAAAAGAAACGACCAGCCGGTTTGGCTGAGTTGGCACTGATGAAAATGCAGTAAGGAACACTCATGCTTAACGTAAAAACTCTCACCGACACGTTGTCTCGCATGCCCTTGCCACAGTTGCAGCAGTATGCTGCGCTGCACAAGAATGATCCTTACGTTGTTTCACTGGCGCTGTCTATTGCAAACCAGAAAAAACAAATGTTGGCAGGTAAAGCTGGACAAGCTGGCATGCAGCCTCAACCAAAAGTGGTTGACCAAGCACTGGCACAAATGATGGCCCCTCCTCCACAACAGATGGCTACTGCACCGCAGCAGCAAATGCTTCCCGAAGATACAGGCATTGGCCAACTCCCAGCCCAGAACATGCAGAACTTGGCTGAAGGCGGCATTGTGGCGTTTGAAGATGGTGGTAGTGTGCCGGGGTATGCGGATGGCGCATTTACTGGAACTTTAGGCGGGGTTCCTCCCGGTGCAATTGTTATGGGTAATATGTATCAAGACCCTGTTACGGGAAAAATGATACCTATTCCACAACGAGACGCGTTACCGTTTGGTAATGTGCCAATGAATTACGCAGAAAACAAACGCATTTACGAAGCAAAAAAACAAGAAGACATTGCCAAACGTACGGAGGCAGCAAAAGCAATTATCAATGAGAGTCCTGAAGATTATGCTTTTAGAAAAGTTGCAGAACTTGAAGCGCAAGGTGGTAAAAAACTGTCCCCTGACGCTAGAAACATGGCTATGTCCCAGTTTGTAAAAGACAAAATTGCAGGCCAAGTTAGTCGCGGTGAGGCATCTTTTACAAAAAGCAGCGCATTACCAAAGCCAGCCACTACATACACAGGTGATAAACCTTTGCCGGGAATGACTCCCCCCGGACAGTCGCCTTTAAACGCATTGCCTAAACCTGTTGCTGCGGCCAAACCCGCTGCTCCCGCTGCGCCAGCTGCGCCTGTGCCAGCTCCTGTTGACCCTATGGCGGGTATCAAAGCGTTGGATACAAAACCAATGACTGCCGCAGAAGCAAAAGAGCAAGCCGCAGCGTTGTCAGACTCAACAGAATTGCGCAAACAACTGGAGGCGAACGAAAAGTTCACCACAGACGCGTACGCCAAATTGCTGGGAGACTACGACAAGAAAATTGCAGCGATGCCAGAAGCCTATAAAGGCTACGAAGCACGTTTGCAAAAAGAAGAAGCTGAAGCCGCTTCAGACAAAGACAAAGCGTTGGGCATGGCTATTTTTCAAGCAGGCCTTGGCATGCTGTCTGGCACTTCTCAATATGCGTTTGAAAATATTGGTAAAGGTGCTTTGGCTGGTTTGGAGAACTACCAATCTGCGTTGAAAGACTTGAAGAAAGCCCAGCGTGAACGAGACAAAGCGTTTGCAGATATTGAAGCTGCACGTTTGGCTGAGAAACGCGGAGACATCAAAGCGCACACTGAATTGCAAGCCAGAGGTATTGAAGCTTTAAGCACGGCTAAGAACCGCACCGTTGAAGCTACCAGCAAAATCTTTGATGTAGACACACGTACAGCTACCGGCATCTTTGAAACCAGATTCAGAGAAAATTTAGCGAATGAGCGCACCATGTACACATCTGCTGTAGACATTGGCAAACAAAGAATGGCGGACGACGCAGCACGGCAACGAGACATAGCAAACAATGCTGCTGCACTGCAACGCGCTCAAATTCAAGCTAACGCACCCGGGGCAGAAGAACGTATTTTGTCAAATCCGGCGTTG